GCGAGTGCCCCAGTACCTGTAATAGCAGAACCTGCCATTGGTTGCTCCTTTCACGAAGCGGTTGTTGTAGGTGGTTAATTACCCGAACAATCCCTGTCCACGGTTGTTGCTATTGCCAAGCAATTTGGCACGATTCTTCGCATAGTCTGCCAATGACATATTTTGGATGTCATTCGGTGATAACGTACGTGAGTCCGAGTCGTTGTCGAGGGGTCCAGAGGCTGGCATTGTGATTTTGGTGCCAACCATATCTTTTCGAGACTGCTGTGCGGCTTGCACAACAGAATCAAAAATCTTCGCAGAACGAGCACGAAGGTCAGCAATGCTGTTTTCGATTTCGTCCTGTGTGTTTCCAGAAATCAAATCAATGAGTTCTGGGACAATATTTTCACGCTCTTGCTCAAGACGTTGACGACGATAGTTGTCTAGTTCTTGAAAGCGGCGTTCTTGGTCTAGTAAAGCAAAGGCTCTTTCTCGCTCAAGGCGTTCTGCCTCAAGTTTGTCAGCCCATTCCTGCTCTTTAGTTTTGAGCAGTTTTTTGAAAGACATTTCGTCTTCCTCTTTAGCCTTTCTTTCAGCCTCTCGCTCTGCTTCACGCTGCTTGCGTTTTTCATTACGTTCGGCTTCTAGGGCTTGACGTTCTTCTCGCTCTTTGCGTAGTAGCGATAGTTCGTCTTGTAGTTTTTCCAACTGAGGGTACAACTTTGCCTTTTCCTGAGCACGAGCCTTCTGAATTGCTTCAGCGACTTTGTCAGTGTTTGGCAATAGAGTGTCCTCTACTGGGGCTTCTACAGGAGCGGTTGGTTCAGTAGTTTCCACTACCTCTGGTGTGTTATCCAAATCAGCCATATGGCTAACCTCTTTTCATTGTCTGGGTCGTTTTCCGAATGTGTAACACGTGACCGTAATTGATGTTGCTAGATAAGTTCACCAAAATTTAGCAAACAAATCTCTATAAACTCAATAAATTCATTGAGTTTTTTTAGTCTTTGTCAACTACTCGCCTTTGTGGAATTTTTGTTCCATAGGCTTGAGTTACCAAAGCCTCACGAATGGCTGCTTCACCCTGCATCTCAACACCGTTAGCGTTAGTTTCAGGGTTCTTTTCGCTTTCTGGGTTTTGCGGACCAAGGATGCCGTCTCCCATAATGTCGCCATCGCCAAGTTCTGTAGGTTGTAGAGGCATAGCCGAACCGTCTGGTCCAGGCATCATGCCTGTGATATCCATAATCTCTTTTTGGATTTGGACCTTTACCAAGTTGAGCGCACCATCTGCCTGAGCATCCGCAATAAGTTCCATACGGATTTCTTGCAGTTTTTCTTCTGGGAACTCTTCGCCCAAGGCACGGAGCGCACCTTCTTTAGACTCAAGACCCATAGTCATCTTTTGTTGAATCTCGTTCAGCAATACCAACTTGTCCAGTGGCAGCGGTGGTGGGAATTGAGCAAAAGATATATATGTAATCGGGTCATTAGGGTCAAGTTTGGTCAGTTGACCTTCCTTGATAGGACCGTCTTCGTCTGGGTTGTAAACCAAAGTATCTGGTTCTTTGACCACAAGGTTCAGCATTACAAGTTCGTTGATACGCTCTAAGCCCTTGCCATACTGACTCTGCTTTTGAGAATAGCGGTTCATCAAAGGCTGGTACTGAATAGAAAGAGCAACACCAGAGGTGTTTGAAATAGGCTGAGTTTGACCCAGAGCGGTTTCTGGAACGTTCATAAGTTCGTGCATAGAACGCTTTAGAGACTCTAGGTACTGCATAGCACCGTTTAGACCAGCAGCGCCGCCTTCTAGGTTGAACACCTGAGCGTCTTTTGGCAGACCGCCCCAGACCTTCTTAGCGCCCTTTTCTAGGTTGCTCTGCTTGGCACCAACGATTACTGTCACAGGGGCAGCGTGGTAGTTGATGATGTCAGCGATATCTGTAGAGATTTCGTTGTAAGAACGGTTGATGGTGATAATGTCGTGAGCATCCGACAAGCCCCAAGGCGAACCTGAGACTGGGATGTTTGGAATGTGGACAACAGGAATCTGACCCAGTGGGTTTGGGCGTGAATCAATCAACTCATCATTGACATACTCTTCGATAATGTCATCGGTCAAAATTTCAGTGTAAGTAAATACCTGACGAGTACCTTCTAGGCTAGTACCCCAGAAACGGTACTTCTGCTTGAAACGTAGAAGACGAGTTCTATCGTGTGGGTGGAACTCTGGGAAACAGAAGGCAGAGTTCAGAGGAAGGATGCGGACACGACCTGGGTGGAAGCGACCAATGCTGTCTTGCCAAGCCTCTTCATAGGCTACCTTTACAAAGCAGTCTCCAGTAATACCGCCAAGTTGAGCCATCTCAAATAGGATGCGCTGCTTGTCGTTGTCCATCTCCCAGACTCTTTCTAGTCTGTTAGGAACAATGGCTTCTGTCAGTTTAGGGCTGCGGAAGTGAACGCCTTTACCAAAGGTAAAACGAGCAATGTAGTCAAGAAAGGCTCTGTAGTAGTTGAGCGCAATCTGCATTTCGCCTTGCTCACGGCGGTAGCCCCAGTGGTGACCAAGATACATCGCCCAGTTGAGCGAGTAGCGGTTGAGGCGAGGACCGTGGACTTCAAATTCTTCATCAGCAAGTTCGACTAAACCCAGTGGGGAAATCGAAATTGTAAGGTCTGATGACGCCGCACGATAACTCGGCGGAGAAAAGTCCATAAATGACATCTAGTTACTTGTCCTTGTTTTTCTTATCGTGATGCTTGTTCTCAGCCTCACGCATTGCCTCCAGCCTAGCCTTACGCTTGGCTTGGAACTGTCTAGATAAAAGAATCTTTTTGCGAGTATTTTCATCGTGTTTGATGAAATGCCCACCATGTTTTATGTATTGCTGGTGGACCCAGTTACTGGCACCTGGGTTTGGATAGTTAGAATAACGAGCCTTGGCTTGGGCAATAATCATGTCCCAAAGTTTTTTATTGGCTGGTGTTTCAGACATTTTGACTCCTTAAACCGTAGCCGCCCCACATCGTGGAAGAGATGTGGGGTGACTTACGGAAATAGTTAGTCCTGAACGACTGTAGGGTTTAGTCGCTGAGTGCGACCGCCTGATACAAACTTCTCTTCAAAAGTCTGCTCTGCGTAGTTCGTGAACGAACCGTGAGCGAACTCGCCTAGGAAGGTTGGTGCCTCAATCCAAGCAGCCGAGCCAACGTGTGCTCGTTCTGCTAGGGTCTGAGCAGCAGGCTTCTGCCATACTGGTGCGTTGCGGTTTGGACGACCTGGAGCGGCAGCAAAACCGTTCTGAACGCCGACCTGAAAGTCGCTTGGAACGTCAGTGTCAGTAGCGATACCCTCTTCAAAACGAAGTGGACCACGACGCTCGGCGTTGTCGGTCATCTTGCGCTCGTAAATCTGTGGTGAACGCTCAGGGAACTGAGGTGCGGGTGAAATGCCCATAGGAGAACTCCTTAGTAATTGGTAGGAAACTGTACAGTATTTCCACTTATGAGTTTCCTTGATTTTGCCAAGAAAATAAGTCTGAACTAAAACTTTTTAGAAGAAGGGGTTAGTTCCGACTTCGACCGTAGGCATCACTAACTCTTGAGTTAGGGAGCAGGCAATAGCCAAACTGTCTACGTAGTCATCGTGGGCGTATGCCTCATCAGGCGCTGCCACAGTAAAATTTGGACCCTTGTACTTGACCTCAGCATCCAACATTTGCTGGTAAAAACGCTTCCATACACGCAAGCGTCTGGTTTTAGCGTTTGCTGGGTAAGACAAAGAACGCCTCTGAATAAGAGCCTGTAGGTGCTTAAACCGCCTAGATTGCTCAGATTGGCTAGAGGTAATAGCAAAAACCTCAGACCTAGATAGAAGAATTTTTAGACGTTGCGCCACAGCGTCACCGACACCGTTGCTATCTACGCCTACTGCTAACACGTCGTAGTTAGACAGGAAGTTTACTATTTGGAAGTATTGCTCTTCCCAGTCGTCGCCTTGTATTTCCAACCAGTTGAGGACTCGATGGTCGAAATAGCCAAACTCATCGGGACGGTCCCAGTCCACCCAGACAACTGTGACAACAGTGGAGTCCATTTTTCGAGCAGGGTCGATTCCCACAACAACAGGGGTTTGATGCCAACTTTTGACGAGTTCTTGGGAGGTGTCACCAAGTTCGTCCATAAGGTTGGATGTAACAAACATACCTCGCTCAAGTAACCACTTGCAGTTGTACGACATCTGGAACTCATCTGAGTCATCTCCAATGCGAATCATCTCTTTTTTAATAAACTTATTATAGTCGGGGTTCACCTTAGCGACCTCACGCCAATCCCACTGAAAGTGGTTTTGCCTTTTGCCTCTGTTGGTTTGGACACGTTTATTTGCTTGGATAGAACGATAGAAGTTGTTTTTGCTGGTAGTCGGTGTGCCAGTCTTGACCATAGTTCCAGCGTAGTAAGCCATCATTGGAGAGATTGACTTAGTAACGATAAAGTCGTCTGCTTCTTGGCACTCGTCAATAACTACAAGATGGAACGACTTAGACTCAATTTTTGCTCTAGGGTTGGCTGTCATCATTGTCAACGTTGAGCCAAGGCGCTTTAGTCTAACCATCTTGGTTACACCAGATACCTTGGCAGCCGTGTCGTCAATCTCAGGGTCTTGTAGGACCTCTTGGGCACGTT